TACATCTTGACGACGTAAATATCCTCTCCGTTGTTGATAGCGTTAATCGCATCAGGCAAGGACAAGCCATTCCAGACGCCAAAGAGTCGCGCACTCAGATTCTCAGCCCGCAGCTCGTGCCTAGGCCGGGTGTCCCCGCCAAATGTCTGGTTTGCCTCTTCTCTGTCCTCGACCATGGCAACAGTGATCCCGACGCGCCAGGCATTGGTACCCGGAAAAACTTCCTGATTATCTGTGGCCTGCACTGAGAAAAACGGATATTTCTCCTGTGTGAACTCTCTTCCATTACGCGCAGAAAAGCCTAGAAACAACGGAAGCGAAATTAGGTCACTCGTAAGGATGGTACAGATGCGGCGTTGCAGCCTGTCGCCGGGATTGATTGGATAAGTGTTCATTACGCGAAACCTGTGCTTTTTGCAATTCTTTCCATGTCTTGCTTCATGATTTTTATAAAGAATGCCGTTACTTCTGGAAGAGCCTCACGAAATGCTTCAGGAGCTATTTTTGTGGCTCCTTCTCGTGCGTTGCGTGCAAAGGCTTCAACCTTAAAAAAAGCTGATTCAGTAGCCAGCTTGCCTTGGCTTCTGTTTTTGAAAATTGTTTGATTTTTTGGGTTCCCTTTTGGCGGAACCTTGAAAAGTTTATAGGCTGGAATAAATCCAGCGCGCAGAAAATTTACTGAGTTGTTTTTGGCGTTAAAGAAATTGTCTATTTTTTCCACAACATTGACTGGCACCGGCCTGCCTGACTTCTTTAAGCGATCAAAGATAATCGCTGCGGCCACTGTATTATTGTACCGGCCTAAGTTGTTTGATTTTTTAGTATTTTTGGCTCTAGCCATTAAGTCGCTTGTCACACGCCTGCGACCAGTTGTTTTCTTAATAATCCTTGTCGCCGCAAAAGGTAGCCAATAACGCATGGCCATATTGACCACTTGCGCATCAGTCTTATTTTTCATCTGGGCATATTTTGAAAGCGCACGCCGCAGCCCTACATCCTCCACTGTCAGGGTCACGCTCATGCTGCGGTTGCCTCCTTGTTCGGGTCGATGAGATCGAGAGCGTAAAAAGGCCGGATCGTGTTGGTCTGAATGCTGTCGATGCGTAGGGTGGCTGCCGTCGCCAGCGTGGTGCCAAACTTTACCTCATCGCCGGTTTGCGGAACGGTCGTAAACTCTGCTTTTGTCGCATTGACCGTCAGGGTCTCGTCCTTGACCACGATCGAGGCGAGCAGATTACGTTGATTGCGCCCCGTCGATTCGTAGCACCGGATCTGAGCGTTGTTGTGCCAGATGTAGAGCATAGCCGTGTCTGATACCGTCCCGAACTTGGTGCGGATTCGGCCATGCGCGGAGGCGATGCGTTGAGCGTAGGTCATACAAAAAAGCGGCTGACAAGCATGAAAGCCTGTCAGCCGCCCACGATAAACACCCCAGCACCGAAAATTAGGTCAGCAACTTGGCGGTTGCAGTGCCTGCTCCGCCGGTTGAAGAAGTAGTGAACTTGACGTTCACGTACTGAAGCGTTCCAGAAGTCAGGCGCACGCGGAAGGTAGTGGCCGGACTGCCAGCCCCAGCACCGGTGATAACCCGACTAATACCAGTCGTGGTCGTTGGGTTTGCGCTTGCTCCGTTTTGCACGAGCGCCGTCAGAGTTGCGCCGCTCCCAAGCTGCGCGTTAGTCAAAGCTGGAATAAAGATTTCCAGTTCGTGGTTTTCTGTGAAAAAACCTTTGCTGTTGGTGCCGAGGTTAATGTCATCAGTTGTCGCTGTAGTCGCGGTAGCCGGGATAGTGGCCGTAACGCTAAGCGTTGCGTCCTGCGTGTTACGAGAAAATTCGTTAGCCATTGTAGTAATTCTTTAGAGTTTAGCTGAGAACTTCATCGTTGGCGATGGAGTCAGTGATTACGATTGGGATGCCGTTGGACTCAAGTGGTAACGGAGCAAAAACCTCGGCGCCGGTGGCGGATTTAGCGCCGAGAGCAGAGAAAGCGGTGGAACGGCTGGTCTGGAGCTGGAACGCCGAGCGGCGGTTCATAAGCCAGTAATTTGGGCGGTAGCCAACTGGGTATTTGCTGAGCAACTCAGCCAGTTTGGCATCGGTAACACCCATTTGAGAATCAGCGGTGGCGTCTTTGAGGCGCCCCACGCTGAACTTGCTGCCGACCTGCATCCCGACCCAAGCTGTCAAGTTGGCAACGTGCGCTGGGTACACCGAGGATGTGCCGACGTTTTCAATGCGCCACTCACCAAGCTCGAAAGTGGTACCGGAGCCGAACACTAGCTGTACGCCTTGCGTATCGGTGTTGATGCCGTAGACGGAAGATCCAGTAGCAGCAGTGGTTCCGCCTGCATCGACCACGAGGCCGGAGTTGAACGCGGTGTGGATTGCTTGCAAGCCAGGGAAGCCCTTCGCATCAACGGAGGTTCCGTAGATGACTTGTGATCCCAGCTCGATCATCGCTTGGCGCATGACACCGATGGATTCGATGTCTTTCCACGCTTGCTCCCCGTCTTCGTAAGCGCGAGCGACCGCAACGTCGGCCTGAACAGCGCCGCTGAGGATGTAACACTCGATCAACTGGTTCTCGAACTCCGATTTGCTCGGGGTCGATCCTTCGTTTGCCGCGCGGAAGCCGACACCTGGATACGAGACGCGAGACGCGATCTTGTAGCTGGTGCCGCGAATGGTGCGCGCGGGCATAATCTGAACCTCGGGAGCGTAGGTCAGCGTTTCTTCAATCAGCCCGACGATGGTGTCGGAGCCGTTGAGTTTAGCGACATCAAGAAGATTAAACTGTGGCATGGTCTTGTAAGAAAGTTGTTATGAGTTGGCCGAAACGTAGGCCGCTTCGGTTGGGAATTTTTCGGTGAACGCACGAACCGCTTTTAGACGATCAAGGCCGGTGGCAGTTCCGATGGCTTGGTTTTTGGCTTCGTGGTAGGAGATGGCTGGCACCTTGACTTCCGGCTCATTAATAGGAGCGGCAAAAGCAGCAGGAGCGGGAGCGGCGGCGGCCAGTCGAGCTTGCAGCTCAATATCGCTGTTACCAGCTTGCAACGCTTCCACGTAGGCCTTAAGTGCCTCGCACTCGGCGAGAACCTTGGCGTTGTCTGCGGCAAACTGTGCAGCCACTTCGTCAAACTTAGCGGCAAACGCGGCGAACTGCTCCGCAATCAGAGCGGAAAAATCAACTTGAGGTTCTGGCGCAGGCGCCGGGGTATCAATTGGCATAACATCCTCGTCGCTGTCAATCTGATTAACCGAGAACACGCCGTCAGCGTTGGCTGCGGGTGTGTCTACAAAGTCTGCCGAGTATAGACTGCGTGGGCGGGTCATGTAGTTGCCGATCTCCTTGTCTAGCTCTGGCGCATCCGCTGCAAACATCAAGCTCACACCAAAAGTTGACGGGATTTCATTAATCATTTCAAGCAGCATCTCTTTTCCGCTGTGCGCGTCAAACAAGGTCAGATCGGCTAGGAGCTTGCCTTTGCTGACTCGGAAATTCTCGTAATAACCGACTGTATCCTGCACCGAAGAAAAGTGATTGAGCTTTGCCTTCACCCGGCCCTTTTCGATTGCGAGTGATTTGAACTTGTTGAGCGAACGCTTGTCCACAAACACCCCATGACCGAGCGCCGGGCCTTCTTGGATCAAGGAAACACCCATGATCGTGTTTCCTGAAACTTTGCCTTGGAACGCTGCGAATGTCTGAATCTCTTCGGTGACTGGCATACACGCCGATCCGATGTCAATCAGTGCTGCCAGCCTCTGCCTCGTCCTCGGCAATATCTTCGGCATCGTCCTCGGGTGATGCCTCATCCTCAACCTCCTCCGCAGGCGCAGCCGCTGGCGCCGGGATAGCCGGCGCGTTAGGCGCCCGCCGCTCCAGCATGTAGATGGCGGTTGGCAGATCAAGCACGCCGCCGGATGCGTCCTGCACCAGTTTTGCATCCTCGACAAGCTCCATCGCCTCCGCGCGGAGCAGGCTGCGGATGATATTACGATCTTCACCGCGATCCGCTGCAATCTGCGTCTTGCTGATAATCCCGGCCATGGTCTCGTCGATGAGCGCCTTTGACTCACGCCCGATGTCGGCGGTGACCTTTGCCGGAAAGCGCCACTCACCGGCATCAAAGTCTGGCACGGCTGGCAGGTGACCGAGCTGGATGCCGCGAGCGATGACGCGGATCACGATCGGATACAGGAGCTTCTCCTCCAGCGTTAGCTGCGTCATTTCAAACTCACGAGCAGCCTGCGCCGCTTCCATCCTGACCGCTGTGCCTTGTCCCGCCCAGGAGTAGATAAATCCGTAAGGCAGCCCGACGGCCAGCCCGGTCGAGCGGACAAGCGTGTCAAGAAACCCGTTAAAAGTCGGTGAAGGTCGGTTAAAATCAACGGGGTTGAACGATTCACCCTCTGCAAGGTACTGAATCGCACCCGGCTCGACCTTCTTCATCCGGTCCGCATCCGCCATGTAGTCGCTGTGCGTCGTGTCTAGTGAAACATCCTGATCCGCGCTTCCATCCGCGTTGTTAATGACGCCGCTGATCGAGGACAAATACTTCACTGAGATTTTCTCGCACGCGAGGATCTCTTGCAGATCCTTGATGTCGGTAATGGCTGCGTCGAACGCCGAGAACCCCCGATAAGAGTCTAACCGGGTCGGGTCGAACAAGTGCAGGAACTCTTGCGCGGGCACCTCAAGCGCAGGCATCATGGACTCACCGGTCAGGCTGCGATTGTAGATCCGGTATCGGATCGGCCTGCCCGTCGAGTCGATGACAACGCCGGAAAAGTCCTGCTCTCCCCTTTTAAGCGGTTTGAACGGCTTCGCGTCCGTCCCGTTGCGGTTTGGGATCGAGCCAATGCGGTCGGCCTCGATGGCCTGTAGCCGGATCGGACTGATTTTGAGCATCTCGTCGAGCTGCGTCATCGGCACTTCGGATACGATGTAACCGATGTCACCGTCACGCTTCATTGAGGTAACACCCAGCCCGGCCATCACCCGGAAGTGATGGCGCCGGGTCAGGTCGCAGCTCGCCATCCACCGCTCCACGTAGGCCGTGATTGCTCTGTTGGCTTCCTCGGAGCTGGTGCGCGGCACGTACTGCAATCGACCCACTGAAAATGTCCTGTACTTGCGCAGAATGCTTTTGACCACACTGCTATTCTCCTCCAGCCACCGCGCCTCTCTGATCAGCGTCACCCGGTCGGTATGGTTGCGGCTGGAGTCAGGCTGGTCGAGTGCTTGCCCGCTCGCTCGGCGATTTGTCGATGATTGCGCCCCGACGCGCCAGTATCCCACCTTATCGCCCGCCTCAAGCTGCGCTTTTGCGCGCTGGCGTTGCAATGCGGTGGCTGGACTGAAAAACCTGATGGTCTGTTCGATGAAACTCATAGCGGAAAGGTAGAAAAGTCAGGTTTGAGACGGTTGGAAATGCCCGGATACTTCACCGGGTCGAGCTGATGCATTCTCCGCATCACAGCCCTCATCAAAGTCATGACAGGAATGCCGCCGTCCGAGCCAGACGCGCGGGTTTCGGACTCACCGCCGCCGGATGTGCTAATCACGATGGTGCCTTGTCCTTCGGTCAGCGCGGATAAGCACTGATCGTAAAGCGTCTCGCAAAATTGCAGCGACGCATATCGTAGAATTGAAGGTCCGCCCATAAAGTCATCCTGTCTGTCAAGCGTTGACAGACTCTGCCTCGTTTGTGATGATTTCGGCCTGTCCGATGATCTTTTCGATGCAGGCGGCCAGAACCTGCATGGCTTCGGCATCGAACGAGTGGTTCTCGCCCAACTTCTTGAAAAACGTCTTGTTCTTGCCGGTTCTTTTGTCCTTCTCGGTGACAAAGACCTCGTTCTGGATTTCTTTGAAGTACCACTTTGGCGCATTGTGCGCGATCTGCCACGATGCACCTTGGCCTGCGCGCAGGCGATGCAGAACGAGCTTGATGTAGTCGCTGCTCCACACGATGCGGTCGCATAAGTCAGCCTGCCGAGCGTTGCGCACCTTGGATCTTGCAAGCCCCACGCCGGAATCGACGTGCTGGATCTGCGAATACGGACGTTTGACCGACCGGCTGCGGCCTGTCCGCTTGTCCAGTAGCGTCCAAGTGAAAAATTGCGCCTTATCGCCCTTCAATGCGATCCAGTTATTGGCTGCGCATTGCCGGTAGACCTCCCCTTGGTATCGCTCAAAACCGCAATCCACGAACACGCGCCTGTCGGTAATCTCTAATCGCTTCTGTAGGTCGGCCAGTTGCGCCCAAGTGTGCAGCTCACCCGCGTAAAACAGTCGAGATTCGCCGTTTTGCGCCCACAGACGGACGATAACGCGGAAATAGTCACGCTGAACGTCCACGGTCATGTATCGGCGGAACTCTTGGTCCCACGGCTCTTCCATCGCAAAACCGCCCGACAAATTGACCTCTTCGCTCTGGAACTCCCGCATATCCCAGAACTCACCTAGTCGTTTGCGTACAAACTCAGCCAACGGCGAGTAATCGCCCAATTTCCTAGCGTGTTCAGCCTTCAGGAACTCGCTGGCTATCGTGTCCCATGCCACCCATGGCACGGTCAGCGCGTTCCAGTGGTAACTCTTTACGCGCGGGTCAGGCGCCGAGTTCTGATTCTGATAGAACCCGCTGTTTGCGATCTGCCGGCGCACTTGCGGCTCGTCCTTGAGGTGGACTTTGCACGATGGACACTCGTATCTGACCGTGTTTTTGATCCGCGCGAGGTCGTATTTGCCGTCGGCCAGCTTAGCGCCTTCGCCGTCCCACTTGAGTTGCCCGAGCACCATCGGCCACTTCTCCCCGCAGGCGGGACAAGCGACGTGCCATTCGCTGCATGATCCGGCGGTAAACGATTCGTAGAACTCGCCGCTGTTGTTCATCGGCGTGCTCACGTAAATGCGCTTCGAGTTGCGCGCATCGAACGATGTTGTCCGCTTGCGTGACTCGTCGATGTGGCCATGCGTCCAATATGCAGCTTCGTCTCCGATGACGTAGCGCGCCGCTTTTGACTGGAGGTTGTGGATGTTGCTCGCGCCCATCACGTACTGGGTCATGTGAGCAAACGCCACTGTCCGCTTCTGGATGCTTTTGTCTCCCTTGTTAAGCATTGCCCGCACCGGCTTACAATCCAGAATGCGATGCTTGAACCGGGTGTCCAAGAACTCATCGGCGTGCTCGTCGGTTTGCAGGTAGAGACACATGTCCCCGCCTTCTTCCGCGATCAGGTACAACATGGCGCCCTCGGCTAGGGCGGTCTTGGCACTTTGCACCGAGCACGCGCAGATGATCTCCCGCGTCTCGTGGTTTCGCAGCTCTTCAAGCGGCGCTTTGATCCATGGCGAGTTCCGAACGTCAAACGATCCAAGAATCGGCCCGCGCTCGAACCGCACGTGCGTGCGCAGCCACTCGTCCACCGGAAGTTTAGGCGTTGGCCGCCAAACCTCGGCCATTAGTGGGTAGATCGAGAACGCCATCAGCTTTTGCGCGGTCTCCCTCGCTTCACTGGCTCGGTTGGCGCGATCTCGACTTCCATCATTTCAACGTCCACCTTCTTCGCTTTGAGCTGCTCCTCAATCTTGACGTAATCCTCGTGCTCCATCTCGCGCAGGATCTTGTCGATGCAGACAAGTAGCCGCTCCTCGGCCTCCGCCGGTGACACGCCGCTGACCTCGTAAGCCATCTCAGGCGGGATGCGCTTGATCTTCTCCTTGATTGCATACATGACCGCCCGCACCTGTGCCAGCACCTCATCGACCGAGACGTACTTTGCCTGTAGAATCTCGATCTGGGTGGCAAGCTTCTGGCACTCTAGATGGATCTTGCGCGCCTTGAGCGACGCCACGTCTTGCACGCCTTCCACGTTGATCGTGTCCCCGTCGTTTAAGCGCGTATACTTGCCGCTGGCCAAGAACTGCTGCCTTGCGGCCTTGATCTTCTCGATGTCGTAGCCGTTTGGCTCTTTGACAAACGCCTCGGGATACTTCTCTTCCCATCGACGCAAAGCGCCCGGCGAGATTGAGAAAAAGTCGGCCACATCTTTTTGAGTCTCGTAGCGCGGCTGGTTGTTGCGTTGCTTTAGAAACTCGGTTTCCGCATAGGACAACGGATGACCGGCAGCGACCCGCGCGAGCAGGTCTTGCAGCTTCTTTTGGGTGTCCTCGGCGGTGGTTGCATCCATGCTGTTATGAATTGCGCATCTCCGCACGGCTGCGCTCGATCAAATCCGCAGCATGTGCCGCGCGACCAGTGCTTTCGCACCACTCGATCCACTCACGCAAGAGCACACCAGTGTCACCGAGTCGTTCCTGCGAGTCGGCGACCGTCTCCCGTGAGATGTCCATGGTCTGCTGCATCCGCTTTGGAACCTCGCCCAACATAATCTCTCTATCCACTTG